GTCGCATTTGCGATTACGTCTGACATATATTACCTTATTTCGTTAAAGTTTCAACATTTTTGTTGGCTACCTTACCGAGATATTCAGTTCGTTCGATAAACTCAATGAAGTCTCGGACTCCGGCAACACGCTGTGCATTATCAATTCGATTAACATCGTCCTTGCTTTCTTCTAGCATTTCTAGCAAGTAAAACCTATAAAGGTTAAATAACAATGCAAAATCATCATTGCGTAAGAGCCTTTTTGCGCTCTCTCCATTTTCAATAACCAGAGCCTTCCGATTTACATTGGCCTCCTTATAAGTGTCTATTACTTTAGTCCTGCGATTAAAATAATCACGGATATTCGATACCAAGCTTTTCATTGCAATCCTTAATCTATTTGGACGGCACTAAGTTTACCCCTCTTAGCTGCCAAACCTTCAAAATAGTTATCCATTTCAATATCTTCTGCTTTTTTCATATTCAAAGCAGTTACTGATCCGCTTTCTTGGACCTTGGCATTATTCAAAGCCACTTTAGATTGTGTTTCTTGTTCATCAGCAGACGGACCTTTAGCTGATTGAGCTTGAATAATCTTTACTGCTTCATCCATTGTAGGCAAATAAGCATCTACATCTTTAACACCCAAAACCCGCAAAGTATCTTCAAAAGGTCTACGAACCTTGATAAACATTTCAGGCACTTCTTGAGGAACTTGCATCATTGCTTGGGCAAACTGTTGTTGCGCTTGAAGAATCATTTGTTGACGGGTCAAGCGGTTTTCTTCTGAAAGGAAACCTAAAGCCAAGTCAATATTGATCATTTTGCGGTCAATAAACTCAAAGTTCTCAACAGATTTAGCATCTAAGAACTCTTGGCCTTTTAGGCAAGTACCCGCCAATTGTTGAATGTTGAAATCGTCTGAATACTGAATCAACGTCTTCCAAGTGATGTAAATAACATCCCGTAGACCAATAGCGCAATTCTTAACCATTTCATCTTGGATTAACTGATTGGGACCCATAGCCAACTGGAGCTTAAAGCCTGAGTTTCCATCTTTCATAACTTCAGGGTTAAGCGTATCGCTTGGGCTAGTCATACCAATCATGGCCATCTTGTCCGACTCAAAGCGGTTCATGGCTGATTCCACATATGCCAAGTTACCTTGCATAGGTTGAAATTCAAAGATGTGCTTGGTAGGATCAAACTTACGATCCAAGATAAACATGGCACTTACGCCACGCTGAATTTCTTCAGCATCCAAGAATTCAGGATTGACACCAATTCTAGGAGTAGAGGACTGCATGGCAAAGGACATTTCAGCCCTGCGGATTGCCGTTGCATATTCTTGCAGAGGAACTAAACGCTCACCCAAAGAGTAACCAAAGAAGTTACCTGTAATGGGCTTGGGGCACATATTGGCCAAAGGAATAAAGTCTACTTCTTTGGCATACAAGATGTATGAGCCTGAGAAGCAACATTCCACAATCTCTTCTTCTCCATCACCATCAATGTCCCTTCGAATCCAAGCGGTGGTCAACATAATGACTCGGCTATAGCGGTCTGCACCTTGGGAGGCGATAACGCCTTGGCCTGGCACTGGAGTAGAGTCACGGGCGTGAAGAGCTAGGTCATTTTCCAATGCGCCAGCTTGGTAAGCACCCGCAGGTCCATAAGCCGCATGGTCAGCCAACAACTCTAAATCCACAAACGGGAATTGAGTCTTACATTCATGGATAGTCATTGGGTCATAAAAACCCACAAAGTCTTGATCTTGAATGGTAGGAATAGTTGGGTTGCAAACAAAGTAATGTTGGGCAACGTGTTTAACTCGAATGCTAGTTTCATAGCCAGTTAACTTGTACTTGGCACGATAAATAGTATTGTTGCGTAAAGCTTCTTGAAGCTCATCACCCGTAGGTTCTTGCATCATTTCAGACTCATCAGGAGCCATAGCTTCTTGCATTGCGCCCTGTAAGTCTACGTCAACCTTACGCATATTTTGGCGTTTGGCAGTTAAACCTTTGTCACCTGCCAATGTTTCAAATACCCGCAATTGGTCACGGGTTCCTTCTACTTCTTTGTATTGGGTAACAGGATTACGGACGGGGGAAACCATGACAATGCCGTTTTTGTGCAGCAATGAATCTTGTGCCCAATCACGAATGACTTGATAAGAATCATTCTTACTGTTGAGCATATATTTGACCATTTCAGTGGCTTGACGAGCTTGGTCGCCATCTGCTTCACTGAATCGTTCAAACTCAAAATTGATTTTGCCGTTGGGCATCAAGCACTTGGTAATAACGGCAGTAGCGTAGTCAATGCCAGGCGCAACAATGGGCTGAATGTAATCAATACCACGGATAGGTTCCGTAGAATTTGATACAGGAATATTCAAATAGTGGTAATCAGTAAAACGATTGTATGTATTCTTGGACTGAGTAAGTCTCAAGTAATCAACCATTTTTACATACACTTCATGGCAAACTTGTTCGGTAAGACCACGATTGCCAGATGAACTTGCAAGATTTTCTACGATGACGTTTTGTTTATCTAGCATCTTTATATCCTTTGGACTTTACCTTCAGGCACATCAATTCGCCTAAAACTAAAGTTATTTGCCCTACTCACTACGGATTCACCATGGCCTTGAATCAAAGCTAATATGCCAATACGGGCAGAGTCAATATGATCGTCAGGATCAGAAAACTTACCCGCATCGTCAATAGCGTAATTCCGAGCCTCATCAAGAAATGCTTTGCATGACTCGTTAATCATTAAAGTTTTACGCTCCATGCCCATCCGCATTATATTGATTCCATAGGCTTTGTGGTTAGTTACTTTGCCTTGATCGTTAGGTGGGTTTAATATAGCACCAGAAATACAGTTTAGTCCATAGGAATCTTCAAAGACTTCCCTAACAGATTGTTCTGTAAGCGTATATCGACCTGCCAACCCCGCATCATGCGGTAGGGCAATTGGCACATCCCTTGTTTCCCTGTCTAGCAAATAATGGACATACTCATCAGGAGTTTCTCCGCTAGGAATGGTAATTTGCTTGTGGAGATAGATAATCTCTTCCACGGGATTCCTGAAAAAGAAAGAAATGACAGTAGGGTCATTCTTAATCCCCAAGTCAAAGCTAATTAAACGCTCTAGCTTTTCATTGTGTCTTAACTCAATGTCTTCAGACTTGTAGGTTGGCCATTCAAGCAATGGGAACACCACACCTTTGCCAACCAAAGGAATACCATTCATACGGCATTCCCGCTCCCAAGGCATAAAGTCTCGGGCTAATTGTTCTCGTTCTTTTTTGGGAAAGAAAGATTCTCCCCATTCGTTTTCGTATGGGATATCGTCCCAAGTAACCCTGATATGGCAGTAGCCATCAATGTTGTCCCAGAACTTTCTGACAAGTCCCGATAGACCTTTAAGTGGAGTGAACGAACAGATAACTTGCCCGTTTCTTGACGCTGTACGAACAACAAGTTCTGAGAAAGTCTCATCGGGTGGCTGCTCGTCAAGAACCACGAGGTCCAACTCAAAACCCTGCAAATGCCGGACTTGTTGGGTGTAGTTGGAGAAGTAAAGTTTAGACTTTCCTCCAGACTCATGCCAAATTTCGATGGCCAAGACGTTAGCTCCATCTGTTCGGATTGACTTGTCATCAATGGACTCCCTTGGAATAGAACCCGTTCCCAACTTGTAACTTTGCTTAATATCGTCACAACCTAATAATTTGGATTGTAAAGTCTTAGCAACCTGTTCCCAAGATTCGCCTGAACACATGGCAATAATGGGCTTGTCCCATCTTACGCCTTTCCAATCTTTTGGATACCGACCTGTTAAATGGTAGGCAGTCTCATAAGTTGAAGCAATTGTTTTTCCTGCACGATTGGCGGCAATCATTCCCCTACGGGAAAACTTAGCGCCCATGTCAAAGAATTTTTTCTGATACTTAAACGGCCTAAACCATTTCAAAGTATTGAACTGCATATCTTGGGCAATCTTGTCTCTAGCAACTTTCATTGCTCTTAGCTGTTCGGCAGAAAGATTCTTAACTTGATCTTTACCGCCAGCTAATTTAACCAAGTGCTTTATCGCCCTGTCTTTGTACAGAGGAAGGATATAGTCACTGGCTTCACTTTTTGCCATAGTTATCTCGTATGGTTAACAAGATTTGAGCAGCATATGCAAGATAGTAAATCTCATCCGGCTCAAGCTTGTGCGATCCTTGAAGGTCTTTCTGCAACCACTCAAGAGTTTTACGGGCACAAACTTCAGCTTGGGATGATAATTTATTTTGGAAGATGTTTGATGGGTCTTCCATTACGCCCACGGATCAGCAATATTCTTCTGAGAAATACTTGTGATGTTGCGATCAATCAATGACCACACCCCACCACCTTTTTCACCAACCAAATATGAATACAGACCACGGCCTTTTTCTGTAAAGGTTCCATCAGGTCTACGCATTAACAACTCTTCTGTACGGGGGTCAATCCAACTGTATTTCTCAGGAATGGTCTGACCATACTTGTTGACCTTTTGACCAACAGGAATTTGCTCCAATGGACCCATTACCTGATAGGTAATACATCCGTTGTCATACTTCTTGAAATTAATGCCAACCTTC